GAAGCCCCATTCATAAAGCGATAGGCTCGCGAAAAATGCTGTAAGCCCAGCACTACCGTAGGCTGCGTTGCTATATTTATCCATACGCATAAATTCACCCCCTACGGAGTGCCCGAGTTAATTAAAAATTAGAAACAGGAGGTTTTACTTATCTCCGTTTTGGTCTGCTCAAATCTGTCGGTTTCTAGTTCAACTCCTATAACTCGACGATTGAGTTTTAATGCTGCTTTTATTGTGGCGCCAGAACCCATGAAGAAATCAGCCACTACATCACCCTCTCGGCTACTACTATTAATAATGTGTTCCATCATCGCTGAAGGTTTTTCACATGGATGTTTGCCGGGGTAATACTGAACAGGTGGGTATACCCAAACATCGGTATAAGGAACATCTACTGTCACAGTAAACGGACGCCTTAATAGTTGGTATTGCTGAGATAACTCATGATATTCACGATTTAGTAGCTTTTGTTCGCTAACTAAATCAGCGTGCTGGCGGCTTAATGGATTGTCGCTGAACTTTTTTACCGCCACTTGGTTAAATAGCTCTTGTAGCTTCAAGTAGTCTGATTCGTTCGGTAATTGCCATTGACTATAGCCAAACCAATGGGAAGCCATTTGCTTTCCAGTGGCTTGATGTATTTCCTTGGCTGTTATACCTAATGAATCTCTTGCTTGCTTAAAATATTCAATTAATGACCTCAGCGTATTTTCTTTCAATTCTCTGCATCGCTGAAGATAACCACTGCTTTTCCCCTTGTAAGGGCTTTGATAGTGTTCAGCAAACAAAATCCGTTCTGTCGCAGGGAAATAACTTCTCAGGCTTTCTTTGTTTTGTCGTCGCCATGGCCCCGATGGTTTAGCCCATATGATGTGATTCAACACATTGAACCGCTCACGAACTAATAATTCCGTATCAGCCGCCAGCTTAGACCCACAAAACATGTAAAGACCACCTGTTGGCTTTAATACCCGCCAAAATTCTGCAAGCATTTCATCAAGCCAAGACAAATAGGAAGTCACGTTTTCCCACTGATTATCCCAATTACACGCCTTTACTTGAAAGTATGGCGGGTCGGTTGCGATTAAATCAATACAGTTGTCGGGAAGTGTTTTTATATAGCTGAGTGAGTCATCATTGACTAAATTGATATCACTAGATATTTCAATCTTTTTCATGGATCAGGATAACCTTTTTTGGTAGGCTTACCCCGCTTTGTGCACACAAGCGGTGGGCCTTGGTTTGTCCGTGATCATCGTTACGGGCAAATGGCTGGAACGGTGCTACAACACCATCCAGCCGCCCATTTTCACAGCACTAAATATTTTGAAATGTTTTTTCTTTGACGTTTTCTTTGATTAAACCCGCCATCGCTAGTTGTGTCAGTATTAATCGACAACATGAATCTGTTAGATTGCTAAACCATGCGATTTCACCTGCGGTGGCTGGTTCATCTGTAACCGCATTAAAAACAACTCTTGCTTTTTCTGTCATATCATTATGTTTTAACATGATATTTTTAAACCTCTGGTCAGTTATTGTGCATAACTACACATGTAACTCTGACAAGTAGTAACAGCAAGTCTTATGTTTATTTTGGGTATAAAAAAACCCCGCATTGCGAGGTCTTGAATTGGTTTAATGTGACTAGGTATAGAATGTCCATTATTAGAAGATAATAAGCCAAGTTTATGCAAAATGCAAATTTTACTGGCTATTTATACAGCTCACTTTATAACCTTACTAAATGCATATTCTGCAGCGCTTTCCTCAACAAGACACTTACCAGTTAGTTTTTCATAGAATGGCTTCCAATTGCGTGACCATGACGATTGGGTTAAATCAGGTACTAATTGTTTTATCGCATTGTATGCGACAGACGATGGTACACGGTTGAACCCCTTACCTGCACAACGAGGGCAATATTTAAATACAGGAACGCCTTGCAATTTAGTTTGTGCTTCATCTAATACTTTACCCCGCCCTTTGCAGCGACAACGGTGTGCTAGTTGCCCCTTACCGTTGCACTCTTGGCACAATTCACCTACTTCTTCATTTTTCGTCCATGGCTCAATAATTACAGTTCCGTCTAGTTTAGTTATACCAGGATGTTTAATGACGTCCTTACGCTTATAAATAAGGCCTTTGCCGCTACATGCTGAACATGGAAAAACTGAACCTGCTGAACGTGCATAATCTTCAAATGCCATCTTGGCCAGAATAATTAAGCAATAACCTAATTTTTTACCTGCCGCCTTTCGAACTAATTTAGGGGCTACTTTTAGCGCATATTGCGTCAAGGCTTCCACGGTCGAAAATTTATCTTCTTCGCTGACGTCATTTTTAGCCAGAAAAGCCGTCATACCAAATTTAGCCTGTGATTCAGTCATCCCCATTGCAGCCATGATATCCGTTCCTGTTATTCGGTCGGGAGAGGTACACCCAGCTACGTTGCCAAACGTAGGTGACTTAGGGTGAAAGTTTTTCAGTGCATTTTCGAGTTTCATTAAGCCGCCTCTCTTTGTTTACGGATAAAAACACGTTCCCTTGCTTCACAACCTTGAGTGAGTAGATCATTAAAGTCGTTAAGGTCAGGCCATCTCACGCTTACTTTTTCAATATCATTTTTTGCTAACAGATTTTTTCTGGCACATTCATAAGCTGCAGCCTCACCTGTTGCACTCCAATCGTTATCAGCGAAAACAATCAGATGTTTAACACCTTTTGGAGCGACAAACTTCGCCATATGGCCCGCATTCATTGTTGACCAAGTATTGACGCCATAGATTTGCTTACAGGAGAGTGCAGTTTCTAGTCCTTCTGCGATCCCCAGTGTTGAGGCCACAGGGAACATGCGGATAGCGACTGAATTTGCATACTCTAAATAATTATCTTCCTGCAGCGAGTCCATTCGTTTGACCAGAGATAGCCGCGCTTTTTTATCGCCTTCTAAATACGTCCTATGCAGGTAACAAAGTTGCCCTTTTGAGTCTGTTGCAAGCGCCCATATAGCTTGAAAACTGTTAGGGTTATGTTTTACGGGTTGCTTATCACAAAATTTAACCTGCTCACTCGGTAGCTCATAGATACCGCGATTGTGTAGATATTTCGCCGCTGAGGTGTCTTTCAGTGATTTTAGGTTTGAATAGCACTTAATAATCCGATCCCTAAATCCTGCAATTGAGGTATCTTTAGCTTGTGGTTTAGGTGCTGTATTTTCTCGGTGATTACCAAGAAGCACATCCACTTCATCAGCCAAAACTTTAAAACTCTTACCTTGTGTTTTTTCCAGCAACTGAAATCCTGTGCCCGAATCACAGTTGCAAATCCATGTGCCTAGTCCATTTTTATCATCAATACGAAACTTACCCTTTCTCTCACATAATGGGCATTTGCCTTTAAAATGTTTACGCCCAGTTATATGTGGCAGCCCATAGTGCGCAAATATTTTTGCCCATTGTCCTTTTGCGGCATCGATTGTATTCAAAGTAATGCTCCTTGCTGTGGTGTGTTATTTTTTAACTGACCTTTAATACGTGCGAACTGCTCTTTTGTTTTTTGTTGACCTTTTACGAAACGGATCCGCTTATGTTTAATAAAATTACTGACCTCGGGTGTAATCTCTTGAGGAGTACTGTGTAGCCCATAAGGGAATACACCGAACTTATCTTTAAATGTGTGACCGACCCACCCGTCACTAATCGGCTTGCCTTCAACCGCTCTGACGTTTTGGTAATATTTAAGTTGGGAATAGAAACTTTGCTTTTCTTGCTGGGTGTAAACTTTTTCAGTCTTACCTAATTTTTTGATATTGCGTGTCGTGTCGACTTCTACGTCTTCCCCTGCGAGTGGTTTAAATCCACATTTAGGGCAAACATAAACACCTGCTGGCTTCATGTAGTGGCATGAGGTGCATTCTTTCGGTTTCTTATCGCGTTTTTCTTGCTCACGAAAACTATTAACCTCTTTCATACCGTCGTTTTTGCTCGGGAGCTCGTCATACTCGATATCATCAGGAAACCCTAAACGATGGACAGAACCAGAATGATCAAAGATGAGGCATTTATCTTTTCCTGGTGCTTTGCGTAATCCGCGACCAAGGCACTGAACCCAGCGAATTTCTGATTTAGTTGGCCGAGCGTAGATGATGCAGCGAACATCACTATCAAAACCTGCGACAAGCGTTCCGACATTAACAATGATCTTGGTTGCACCCTGTTCGAAACGGTGAATAATGACTCGGCGCTCATCATGAGGTGTATCAGCTGTAATGACCTCCGCATTCACCCCTGAGCGGTTAAAAGCAACGGTGACATAATTTGCATGGCTGACAGTGACGCAAAAACAGATGGTTGGTAGGTTTTCACCATTAGCCAGCCAGTTATCGACCACATCGCCAACCAAATCAGCACCTGACATAATTTCAGCAATTTCAGCCTCTTTATAATCACTACCGAATTCCTCACTACGGACTGATTTCACTTTTGATAAATCTGGCTTTGTCGGTGCGTAAAATTCGTATTTACTTAGATCCCCGCGCTGAATAAGTTCCTTCATAGTCGTGGGTTTAATCAGCTTTTCGTAATATTCACCAAGAAATGGGGAAAACGGTGTTCCAGATAACCCGATTACTTTTAGGTCTGTATCACGAATTACTTCGAGTATTTTCTTACGGCGTAAATGGGCCTCGTCGATGATGAGTAAATCAATGTTGTCAGGAAACTCACGACGAATAACCGTATCTGCTGAGGCAATTTGGATTAATTTTGTTGGGTCATAATTGGGATGATTGGCCCAAACAAATCCGATTTCTTCCATTGGTATGCCATATTCTTGAAAACGCTCAGATGTTTGGGCGATCAGGTTTGTATATGGCGCACAGAACATAACTCGCATATTGCGATTGATATAACCGTTTGTGATAAATGCGGCTAACCCTGTTTTACCACTCCCTGTTGGGCTATAAATCATAAACGTGCGGTTTTGCTTCCAGTGTTGACGCAACATAGCTAAACCGCGTTCCTGTGCAAAATTTGGTGTAATGTTTAACATCCGTTCCTCACTTGAATAATTTACCCTGCCAAGGTCGAAGCCTTTGGAAATTTTTCTATTTAGCCATCTAAACGGCTGGTGGCATTTATAACCCCTATAGAGATCTATATTTAAGATCTAACTCCTTCCTTGGCAGTGCCTTCCCTAACACCCCTTTCAAAGATCACCCCCCTTACCCCCCTAGAAAGTTTTCCCCTCTTCCCCAGAAAACAGTCTAGACGGCTAAACGTCTTAACCCCTGAATACTCCCTTAATGAAATTACTGACCAACCAACAACGGCGCTGAGGTATAACCTTGCATTGCCTTCGAATAACGTCTCACGTACTGCCTTAGCCTTGAGTTCGCTTCATGTCTCGCTTTATTATCTTTGCGATATGAAACTGGTTCTAACTCCCAATGCTGCTGATACACTTCTGAATAAGCCACCAGCGCCCTATTTCTCGCACTCGGTGACAGTTGCAATAACATTTCCTGAATCCACTTAGCGTCATCAGGAAAGTAATGCTTAGGCATCGGTATGTTGTGTATCTGACTCATTAACACCACCTACCGAATAAATGTCAGGTCGTAAATCGCTCCTGCTAATTTGGCCATTTGAATTTTGTTCAATTAGCTTGCACATTTTGTACCCGGGTTTTTTATGTCCAGAAAAAACTAATCTCAAATAACCAACCGACGATTCACACATTACGGCGAACTTTGCTTTTTCTTCGTTTGATAATTTTTTCCAAAAGTCGTACATTTATGTGTACCCCCTAGGTACATTATGCACAATAAAAATGTACCTGCAAGAAACTTGTAACTTGAAGGTACATAAGATTAAATTATGAGCATGAAAACTATCGATCAGATCAGGGCAGAAAACGCCCGAAAGCTAAGAGACTCAGTAGGCGGAAACGCAGCATTTGCAACGCACATTGATCGTGAACCTACACAGGTAAGTCGCTTAATTGGCATAAATCCAACTAAAAAGATTGGCGATATAATGGCTCGCCATATTGAAAAATGCTTTGGTTTGCCTATTGCTTGGCTAGACCAGGAGCACGGAGACAATAAAACCAACCCACCAGAAATTAAATCTCCTTCAAAAGAATTTAAAATAAGACAAGTCCCTTTGCTCACTTGGGTACAGGCAGGAGCTTGGACTGAATGTGAGCCTATTGATATTGACGAAGATTTTATAAAAAAATATCCATGCCCTGTGCCATGCAGTGAGCGAACATTCGCACTAAGTGTTGTTGGCGAATCAATGTACCCTGAGTATATGCCTGGAGAAATTATTTTTGTTGATCCCGAAGTTCCAGCACTTACTGGTGATGACGTTGTTGCAATGCTTGTAGATACTGGGCAAACAACATTTAAACGCCTGATTGATGACGGCTTTTCAAAGATGCTAAAAGCAGTTAACCCGAACTGGCCAAATCAATATGTTCCCATTAATGGAAATTGTAATTTGATGGGCACTGTTATTTTCTCTGGTCGAGCAAGAAAAAAATAAACGTTTAAATATCATTGAATTAACCCTTTTTTAATCAAAAAGGGTTTTTTTGTACTTGACTGTGTACCTCAAAGGTACATAATAAAATTCAAGTTAACCAAAAAGGTACATGCAGATGGATTTTGAAAACATATTATTTAAATCTAAGCAGCTGACATCTCAAATAACTGGAGTTTATGAGTTATCTCTTTCGGGGTTCTCCGGTTCAGATCTGACTGAAATGGTTGGTGTGGCACTAAACCTTTGTTCTTCATTGAATAGCGAAATTCAAGGCACTATTGCCACTGCTGAAAACGCACAACCCAAATCAAAAGTAACAATGGACGAAAGACATCAAAACTCCTTCGCCGCACGTTTGCGCTTGGCTCTTGCGCACTCTGGTATGACACAAGCCGCTTTAGCTTGGGGAATTGGAGTTTCACAAAGCACAATTAGTGCATTGGCTAATGGTCGAGTAAAAGGCGTGGGAATTGAGCGCGGAGCGGCTTTATCTGAAGCTTTGGGTGTAAGTCTTCGGTGGCTCATGCGCGGTGAAGGTGAAATGCAGCCAGCTAAATTTTCGCCCCATAGTGATGAGGTTTAAAAAATGCCGACTATACATTGTACGTCAACCAGTCATATTGCGATACCTGATATCCGTACAGGTCTATTTAAGTTTTGCTTCTTTGCAGTAAAACGTAGTGATCCACTAGCTAAAGGCGAACGCAAAGAAGTTTACGCACCTGATTTGAAATCAGCAAAATTACAACTTGTTCGTGATTATGTTTTATCACTGGCATCACAAACACCTGTAGGAGCGTGACATGTCACACGAAATTGAATTAGAAAATAACGCAAAAAAAACATGTGAATATGATTGTGACAATACAAGCATTGAAACTCACAATGATATTTGCGAACAAGCAAATTTAATTATTCAAAATGTAGACATCAGTTTAGCCAAAGATAATTCACAGCGCCGTCTTCTAGAACACGATGCATTATTGGTTCATTTGATGGAAGCTGTTTTTCCCGAACTAATAAATGACCATGATGTTTTATTTAAAATTCAATCTTGGATGTCGCATTTACATCGTCCATCTTGGTTTGAAAGAAGCGAAATAAAACAGGAAAGTAAGAATGAGAAATAATATAGAATTAAGAAATACTGCCAATACAAAACTAACTTATGCCAGAGCAATTATAAATACTATTTTAAAATCAGCCATTTTAGACAATGAAGATATCGAAAACACTTTAGAAGCTGCATTAAAATTAATCGAACGGGCAAATGACAATATAGCTCAGATAAATATTGAGGTTCCAAATGCATAATTTAATGTTACCCCACCCTGTTGAGAGCAAGAATTCTGATTTACACAAAACAGCTTCACTTGCTCAAAGATATGCAAGAGAGCTAACGGTAGAAATAAAACCATTACTGAATAGGTTATCTATATCATTTCCAAAAGAGGCTGGTCGACTTATTGGTTTATTGAGCGAACTTGATTTAATGACTAGCGTTACACTATCAAGAGTAGAAAAATTAATGAATACGGACTAAGCATGAACACTGCAACTTATAACGCAATGAACATTTGTAAAATGAACAATATGCCCCCCCCCTAAATACATTGATGAATTTTGGCAATATCACGGTGAATGGGAGTGCAAGATATATAAACTGGTAGATGGTGATTATCAATTAGTAAGTTCATTTTTCAACTATGAAAATGCATCAAGTGAAGCTAAAGAAATAATGAATCAATTACCAAAAATGAAAAAGCGAATTATCGCTTTTTTAAACTTAAGGAAATAATATGAACAATAAATTTGAAGCAATTGAAAAAGCATCTAAAGGTGAAATAACCATTGAAATGCGCCCTGTATATATCATTAATGGCGCTAAGCGTGCTTATCTTAGCGAACGTTCTGCATTGAATAAGCTTTCTAGTATCATTGCTGAGCGCGAAGTCAGAAAGCAAGGCTTTGAAACAAACTATGAAGATATTCCTGTAACATTGGAGGATGGCACTACAGCAGTCAAGCGCGGTGAACCAACTGAATATTTTATGGGTGTAAAAGAAGGCATTCTTATCGCTTTGCATGAACACCTGAAAAAAGAAAAACAAATAATTAAATTGCAAGAAGAATATGCAAAAGCAGTTGTAGACCATTCTCTATTAGATGATAAAGTTGAATTATTACGCCAACAATTGCAAACAGCCATAGATAATAGAAAGAAACTTTAAAATCTAGTTTAAATAGAATTAATTTTAAATCAGCGCCAATGCTGAGGGAATCCCTTTATCTAAATTTAGGAATGATTAAATGGAGTATAAACTATTAATAGGCAGAAGGAGAATGACCTATATCAACTGCCTATTGGATTACTTTAAGCATGAAGGTAAAAAGCCACAATTTAAAGCAGTCGTTAATAATGAAGAAACCATAATCACATTAACTAGCGACAACCTTAATAATTTTTTTCGTGATGTATATGAGGAGTTAGATTGCAAACAGCGCTGTAAATATTCAGACAAAAATATATACGACGCTTATGCATTACTTTATACGAAATATGGAAACATAACTGAATTAGGCAAGCTGTTAATCGACGTAATTACAAAATACATGCCTGCTTATTTAAATGGTGACCCGTATGTGTACAACGAAATATGAACAACTAATGAATAAAGGCATGGAGCTAGAAGAAAAGAAGCTATATCGACGCGCAGCAGAAATATACAACCAAGCCTTTTTTATTGCAGACCCACCTCTCAGCGGTGCAATTAGTCAGAAGCAATTAGATAGCAAAACAGCTGCTGACCGTTGTTTATCTAAAGCAAAAATTAAAGTGACGGAGAGTTATTTATGAATGATTTAATTAGCACCAATGCATCAATGACCTCAAAAGAGATCGCTGAATTAGTTGGTAGTCGTGAAGATAGTGTTAAAAGAACTATCGAACGCCTAATTGATAAAAGAATTATATCCAAGCCACCAATGGTGGATGGGATTAAAACGGCTAACGGGGTTACCCCACAGCACTATTTGTTTTCAGGCGAGGAAGGTAAGCGAGACAGCATTATTGTAGTTGCTCAATTATCGCCTGAGTTCACAGCCCGACTAGTTGACCGCTGGAAAGAACTCGAAAATGAGAGACGCAAACCTAAGTCACAGGCAGAGATAATTGCGGCCATGGCCCTCGCAAACCTCGAAAGTGAACGCCGCATATCTAGCGTAGAGGAAAAAGTTGAGCAGGTGCATGAAGTTGTCGAACAAATTAAGCAAGGCACTATTCCTGCAGGTTGGATCGGTTATTCGCTGGCAAAAACAAAATCAGGTATGACCATTGATAAGTGTAAGACACTTGCCAAGCAATACAACATTCGCAAAGACCAAATAACCATTCTTACACCAGAAGGGATGCCTAGGCCTATGGTCATCATCCATGAGGCTGACTTCATGGCGGCAATGAAACACATGATGAACGAAGCAGAAAATCGCGGAACTCGTTGGTATCACCCGAAAATGGGATTGTTTCAGGCAATTGGCTGGGAGGCTAAATAATGAAGACTAAATTACCACATATTGATGCTGACCTAATCCGCGCTGCTTTAGCTTTGATATCCGTAAATGATGACCCGCGCATGCTAACAAAGGTTGTTCACATTAATAACCAGTACATAGAAGCAACTAACGGGCATGCATTAATCAGAATGAAGCATAACGCAGAGTTCGACCAGGATGTTGCTGTTCAGTTTGTATATTCAGTACCTGATGAGGCTGAGTTTCTTGATATCAATAGCCATGATGATGGAAACCACACTGTTACTTATTACCGTCAGGATCGGGATGAAGAGTTTAGGCCATTTGAGAAATCAGAATTAGTTCTCATGCAAGAACGTTATCCCGATCTTAGTAACTTGCTGGACTGTAAACATAAAGAGGGGATAACACCTTACATAGCATCCGTCTATTTAGCTCTACCTTATTTAATGTTTGGCAGAGGTAGCGTTGATGTATTGCCTAGCGAAGACTCTCGTTCCGTGTTGTTTTCTATGGATGCCTTAACATCAGAAATATATGGTGAGCCCATTTTAATCGCTATGGCCATGGAAAAGGATATCCACAAATTATCTCAATCTTTACGTGACCAGATTATGGGGATTGACTAATGAAAATTGAATATATCGCTAGCGAAACAGGCAACACAGCCAAAATAGTAATCTTATCTTTCATTACTGAACGTAGAAAGCTAAATCGCTTAATTGATAAAGCACTGATCTTCACGCCAGTACGTGAAGTTTCAACAGGTTTCTTTTTTCGCGTCACCACCATTTACGGCAAAACAAACCACGTTCTACGGGCATACAAAATTATTTGCAAGGAGGCAAACAAGTGATTGAACAAGATAACACTGAACATGAAATGGTTGATTACGATGATGTGATCGTTCGGGTTACTCACTATGTGGATGACGGTTGCGATTGGACGGCTCGAATTATTCACGGGATCAGACAACGCTGTTATATCAGGATGGGTATATGCCCTCCTCTACCGCCAGCACCACAAATCGTTGCACCCAAATCAATCCCGATCACCAAAAAGAAAAAACGTAAATCGAAAGGAGTCCAAGATGCTGAAATTCACTAAAGACAATAGATTAGATATCGACGCATTGAAGACATTAGAAGATTACCTTCGCGCCCTTGCCTATTGTAACGCCTCCATCAACCGTATCGATGCCGAACTGGAGCTAAAACAAGATAAGTACCCTGAATGGGCGATAAGAGCCAGAACGGCGCGTAAATATTTAAATTGGCAACGTCGATGTGTGTGTGACCAGTTGGGTATTTTAAAGCAGCAACGAAAAGAAGTTGCTTATTCGGAGCGCGTTATCAGAAATGAAATTCTGGTTGATGAGCTTAAAAAGCTATTACCCCACAGCGCATTTATGGATCTTGTCCTAGCCGCTGAAGAAAAGGCCAGAACACAGTTGACTGCTAGTTTGGAGGTTACCGATGAGCAAAATTGAGAACCCTGTTGTTTTAGTGAACATACATAAAAATCATGAAAATAGCGCAGCTGTTCACGTTACTAACGGATCTAATGATTGGCGAGACGTCCGCAAAGGTTGTATTGCTGACCTAGATGAGGTTCATCCTGATGATGCTATGGATAGGTTACCGCTTGAGGTTTTGTATTACACGGCTATAGCCCTCGAGGAGGAACGAACCAGAAATGTAAATCTCAAGCACCTCATTGAACTCGCCACTCTGGCATTAGAACAGTTGCTTGAGCGGTATAATGAAGGCGTTTTAGTGCCAACGATAGGATGTTGTCCACCAGAAATTAACTCTGCTCATGACGTATTGGTCGAACTACGAGGTGAAGCTAATGACAACGCTTGATTTTAACCTAGTCAGTATCATTAAAAATGCAGGTGGTGATCCGGGTGATGTAACTGAAGCTGTTTGGAATGCTGGTTATCAGAGAATGGATTTTACCACAGACGAAATTATTGAGATGACCACCAGCCAGATAGCTGATTGTGTTTATTATGGCGTCCCGCAAAATGTATGGCCAAAAACAGTTGAAAGTCTCAGCAAGGGGAACCTAAACACAATAATTGATGACGCTATGTCGCTCGGTGTACCCGCTGAAGTTGCGGCAATGGTTTTAAAGAATGGATATGTGAAGGGAGGTGGTAAGTGACTCTTGATAATGCATATATGACAACTAAAGATATATGTGATCATCTTCGTATTTCATCAAGAACATTAGACAGGAGAAGAAAACGTACCGTGCTGCCATTCCCTGAGCCCGACTGTAGTTATCAAGGCTCTGAAAATAGATGGTTTAAATATAAGGTTTTAGAATGGCAAACGAAAGATTCGGAACTAAGTAAAGCGAGCCGCAAATGAAAATAACGCCCCTATCTTGGGGCGAATTTCATTATTAATTCTAATTTATCCCACCACTTTTTATAAGCCTCTCTCATTTCATTCATATAGCCATATTTATCATATATTCCCCATACTCCGGGAAGCTTATGGCCTAACATGGTTTCAGCAACATGTGGCGCGGTTAATTCTGAGAAATTAGTCCTAGCTGTACGTCTTAGATCATGCATAGAGAAATGAGGAATTTCTACATTATACCTTCTCTTGCAGTATCGAATAAGATTACGAGGAAACATTAAGTGAAAATTAAAAGATATAACCTCCGTTCCTGAGTTAAAAATCACTTCATTATCAGCTAGTTCCATAAGCCTTTTTATTACAGGAATAGAGTCTTCTATTATTGGCCTTATTAAAGGCATCCCTGTTGTACCACCTGTTTTATGATTATCAACAGGAACAACCCATATCATTTTATTGAAGTCAAAATCACTTTTCTTAGCTAATCGAAGCTCGCCGACACGACAGCCATAATAAAGGCATAAAAATACAAATAAGGAGTTTTTTTCCTCCATTCTTGATTCTTCACTGGCTTTTAAAATGTAGTAAATCTCTAAGTCATCTAGCGTGCGTGAGCCTTGCCCCTTCTTGACGCCGAAATCTTTAGGGCTAAGATTTGATAGTGGATTTAAAGCCACCATATTTCGCTTTCTAGCCCACTCGTAACACTCGATAGAATAATTTAAAATGCGCTTTGTGATTTCTGAGTATTTTTTAGACATTCCATCTAAATAAGAAACCCATATTTTTGTAGTTAGCTGCTCTGGTAAATACTTTCCTAGCTTAGGAAACACATGTATTTCAAAGGTTCTCAATACATTCACAGAACTTACTTTCCCTTTAAAATGCATTTCATGCCACTGTCTATATAAATCTTCAAATGAGCTAGTCTGATTTCTAGCTTCCACTTCCAAAGACTGAACCAGTTTTGGGTTTTGCCCCTCACTTAGAACTTTTGACCAGTGCAAAACTTTAGATCTGGCTTCTTTGAGTGACATTACAGGATATTGTCCGACAGTCATCTTATCCTGCTTACCTAGAAAACGGTATCGGTAGAAAAATGATACTACGCCATTTTTAGAAATACGCACCCATAGGCCATCCCGATCTGATTTTTCGATAACTGATAATTGTTTTTTGCCATGATTTGTTCGCAAAAATGTATCTGTTATTGCCATTACTGTCCCATTTTTACAATTGTCATCCAGTTTTGATGGACACACTGGTGGACACATTAAGTATGTCTTATGGTGACTCAACTTGTCTTAAGTTGTCAATGGTGATTTTTACAGTTAATTAAATATCAGTCACTTACAAAACAAAAATGGCAAAGGATGTCTCTTGCTGTCGGAGGTATAAACGTCACTATTGATGACAACGGTAAGCCTACCCCACTATTTGGGGAATAACCCTTTAACCTCGTGAAGAAAGGCTTGTTTTTCTTTCGCTAAAAGGCGTAGATGTACCTACTTTTATTTACGCCTTTTTAATACCACATATATCACTCATTATGTGTTAATTACTTTCGAATACTTTTAATTATTGTCAGTGTCTATTTTTAAGTTAAAAATAACAGCTTTCTGGCATAATAATCTAAATATGTTTAATAAACTTAACCTCTTTCCCCACTTCTAATATATACAATATATTACTAGAATCTAAGTCAAAACATACTTATTAAGACAATTTAATTATTATTAGTATCTTGTTACAATAAACACATCACGTTACTAAAAGACCTTGTTTTTATACTCTAATAAGTTGTAATTACCATTAGATATTGATATTTTTTAGTTATAGTCGTAGAGTATCCAGAGATATTCATTACCTAAAAAATGCGTATATCCATTGAGTTTAACTTTATTGTATTATTGGTAGTAGCCTAGGTTTTTCTTTAAAAAGATGTTTCGCATTGTTAACTTTCAGCAATAAAAGATACAGATTACCATCGCTTTTTGATAATAAAAATGAACATTACACATATAAGATATAAAATTATGCTTAGAATTCTCTCACTTATTCTTTTATTTACCTTCTCCATAAACCATAGCGTCGCTGCGGTCCCTAAAGAGACAATTAAAAGAATTGAGCAAGAAGCTCAAAAAGGCGATATTAAAGCACAAGTTATGCTTGGCATCGGCTATTACCTTGGTAATGAACTCAAACAAGATTATGGAAAAGCCAAAAAATGGCTAACTATGGCATCAAATAAAGGTAACTCTGACGCACAACTATTTTTGGGCGATATGTATTTAAATGGAAACGGCGTTGAGGAAAACCTTGAAACCGCGATGGATTTATTTGAAAAATCAGCTAATAAAGGTAACGTTGAAGCTCAAAATTATATGGGGCAATTTTACTACCAAGGTATTGGTGTAAAGCAAAACTATATTACCGCCTTTGAATGGTTTAAAAAATCGGCTGATAAAAAGTTCCCACCTGCCCAATACCAAATTGGTAAAATGCTAAACAATGGTGAAGGCACTGAGATAGATGAAAAAGCCGCCGCGGATTATCTAGCACAAGCTTGTAAAGCAGGGTTGAAAGAAGCCTGTAACAAGAAATAA